AAAGGTTTTATAGCATTAATAAGAAGTGGAGTGGTAGCAGCAACCAAAGCAATACCAGCAGCAGTAGCAGCATCTTTGGCTGAAGGAAGATACTGATCGATAAACTTCGTGTCTTCATAAAGTGTTATGCACTCAGTCTTATCATCTGATAATTTATGAGATACGACAACCTCTAATTTTTTAGAATTTCTAAAATCGCCTACTCTTTGATCTTTGTCACCTGGACATTTTATAAAAAACTCCTCTTCTTTCTTCTTAGGTAGTTCAGGTTTTTTTTGTTCATATTTAGGTTGCTCATCATTGTTTACTTTTTTATCTTCTTTCTTACCTTCAGTAATTGTTACTTTTCTTCTGTCATATAACAATGGCTGAAACGTAGGCATCGAACCATAAGGGCATGAAATAGTAGTACCCCTTGGATCGTCATTATATAAAGCAGTATTTTTTGGACTAGCATCTCTGTGATACCTGACACAACCTGGCAACTTTAATGATGGCAGTGGTACGTTTAAAACTTGATATGGAGAACTAATTGGTATATTTATTGTTGGAATATCTATTTTGGGTATATCAATCTCAGGTATTTCCATTATAAGGGTATAGATTTACCGCTAAATTTAGGTAGCTGTTTTGGTATCTCTTCTACCATTTTTTCTTTTAAATCACCCATGATCTTGTTTTTAAGGTTTCTTTCAAATTCTGGGGATCTCATGTATTGAATTGCTAAGTATGCCCCAACACTCATTGACGAAACCATTAAAAATGAAATAATTGATAAAACATTAGCTATTTTTTGAAACATGATTCGTGATGCACTAATAAAAGCAAGCGTACCAATAACATTGATGGTACTTTTCTTGATTATAGGATTAGCTCCAATTTATGTCATGTATGGAATTATCGACAGAAATATTCCTGTAAAAACTAAATAATTACCAAGGTACGCCAGTTGTATAAGTTGGTGTTTTTTGCTCTGTAATTTGCCTTGTAACTTCAGCTTCTATTTTTGCAACTTTTTCTGTTCCTAATATATTTTTGACCCATGTGACAGCCGTATCAGACGTAATATCTGCATACGCAACAAAACTTGAAGAATCAGCATCAGACAATACAACATCGCTACAAACGTATCCTCTTAGCAATTTGTCATCTACAGTTTCAGAATCTTTACATTCCCAATCAATAAATTTACAGACATCAGATAAAGAACCCTCAGTTGCTAATTTTCTAATACCCAAAACATTCCAAGTAACAGCCATATTAAAATTAATATAATATTACAAATATACTAATTGCCTTTCAATACTGCAAGTTCGGACTCTAATACATTAACCTTATCAATTAATTCTTGCATGCCTTTTGTAAGGGTAGTAACAATGGCTGCAAGATCTATTTGTTGTAATTTTTCATCATCTTTTTTTTCTCTTACAGCTGATGGAATAACTTCTTGTACTTCATGTGCAATAAAACCAGTTTTCACAAAATCATCATCTTTATGTAAAAGAAGACCATTAATCTTGTAATCTTTTATATTAAATTGAACAGGTCTTAATTTTTGAATTTTATCTAAAACACTATAAGTAATGGATTTTACAGATTTTTTTATTCTGTAGTCAGACGTAATGTTGAAAGCGCTTTGATTTATTGAACAGACATTACTATTGTCAACCCAACCTTCTAATACATTAGTTCCTCCACTGGTGTTCCATGCCCAGTTAATTACATTACTAGTATTATTATTTCCTGTTCCTCTCCTAGAACTAAAACCAGCAAAATTCATTACTCCAGTAGCAGTGGTTCCATGAGTTGTACTAACGCCAATAAAAACAGCACCATTAGAGTGAATTTGCAATCTTTCAGTTGCATTTGCGTGGAATCGTAATGAATTATCTACGTTTGCATATTGTATTTTTCCAGCATCAACATCTGTATTGTCGCCTATCAAAAGTTGTGAATTATTACTGTCACCGCCTATCACTGCAAGATTACAATCCCCTCCTGTATTTACAAAAGTCCCTAATCCTCTAACAGTCTGATCACTTCCAACAACTAAACCTAGTGTGTTATTTATAAAAGATGTTCCATTTGCATTGAACTGAACAAATTGAGAACCATTATTTGATAGCGTTAGCAAGCCTGTATCATTGTCAGTATCAGCACCGCCCAACTCAGCAACGGTTTGATCAGAAGCATTTATAATTCTTATGCCATCATTCGTAACTCCTGTTCTTATTGTTAAAGATCTTGGAACACTTGTTAAACCAGCACCAATACCAACGTTTGTATTCTCAATCCTCATTACCTCTGTACCACCTGTTGTGATTCTTAAATCATTTGCAGCACCTTGAAAGATTCCAGTATCTAAATCATCCCTAAAAGCTAAACCAGGGGCTGATGCACTTCCATCCTCCATTGTTAGTGTGCCATCCAACTGGAGCAACTCAATCCATGCGTTGTTAGCGCTATTTCTAATTTTTAAAATTCCTGTATTAGTATCAGCCCATAATTGATATGCATATTTTGTAGATGGTTCGGTAGCTGAGGAATTTAAACTTACAATCGCTTGTAGAGCAAGGTTAATATCCGCGCGAACAGCAGAACCTGTTCCATTATCTATAACGTAGTCATGCGTAGCCATTGTTTAACTCTTTTCTTTTAATAATAACTGATAAATAAATTTAAACAAAATCTATCCTCCTTTACCAAAACCAGACGCAATATATGTAAAGTTTCTATTTACAAAACTACTTCCATTTTTTACATCAATTTCAAAACCTGTCCCTGTAACTGTATGCACTATGAAAAAGTCTCCAGTTTGTGCATTTTGTATTGTAATACCAATACTTGGTAAATATTTTGATGTAGATCCACCTAAATCAGAAGTACCCGCAAAAAACGGGTGTTGAAATGTCACTGCTTTTGTATTTGTTCCAGAAGCAAAGATTCCATTAGTAGCACCGCTGTTTTCAATAGAATTTTCTACTCTTGGTTTAAAAAATGCTGTATAACCTAATTCTTCAATACCTATATTTTGCGCAGGGTCAAAAGAATTTAATATTGCCCTAAATTGAAAAGCTCTACCTTCAAATTCACCACTGTTAAATTTGTTAAATTTACTAAATTTATTGCTTATTGTGCAATTTCCACTTGTCGAAGCAGTCGAAGCAGTAAAAAGAAGTTTTCCCTTCCCTATCGAACCAGGTGTAGGGTTTGCAACATCAGGAAA